AGACGGCATGATGAAAAAAAGTATCGCTTAGCGCAACGCTAGCAAGGAAATCAATAGGGGGGTGTATGGATTGTACCCCCCTTTTTTTATGGATTTCCACCATATTGTAATTGTAGTAAGTTCATAGTAGCATCATTATTTGATGTAGATTTACCTACTGAATAGGTTCCTTTTGTTGAATTAAATTGTGTTTGTTTGTTATCATTTGTAATAACGACAATGTTTTTACTTTGTGCTAGTTCTAATTGTTCTTGTTCTAATTCTTCTATTCTCTTTTGTAATTTTTTCTTATCGCCACCTTCTGCAGCTGCAGCCATTTCTTCTAGTTCTGCTATTCTTTGTGTAATACCTTCTTCAGTTAAACCAGATTCTAGTCTTGCTAGTCTGATTACACCTAGTCTTCTTTCTATCTCTTGTCTAGCCAACTCTGCTTGATTTTCATTCAGACGACCAGATTCTAAATCTTCTACTAAACCATCAATGTATTGTTGCTGTCTTGCGATTTGATTTTCCGTATTTCTGTTCTCTCTTATTTCTCTTTTAACTCTATCGAAATCATCCTCTGTAAAGAAATCTACAATCGCACCAAACCCTGGAACATTCTCAGTCAGCCAACCCATAATATCAAAACTCATGATCTTTCTAAACAAGGCAACCATACTATCAATAGGATTGAATATGATACTTAATATATCGCTGAATACATCAGTAAATCTAAATGATGCTAGTGCTTCTTCAGTACCAGTGAAACCCATTTTACCAAGTACCCAACCTACTGCTCCTTTTAAGAAGTCAAGTGGCGCTCCAACTAAACTATTGATTAATCCTGTAACACCACCTTCTATACCTGACATCAACTTTGAAACAAATCCTTCTGGTGGTTCTTCTCCTTCTTCTAAATCTTTTCCAAAGAATCCGTTATAGAATCCTTTTACAGTATCAACTAAACCTATAATGATTGTGAAAGGTAAAAATAATTTTCCTAAGAATTTAAGAAATCCACCTGCCTTTGAAGCACCTGAACTAAAGAAATTAGTAACTGATGATATAACTGGTAATTTAGCAAGAGGTGCCATGATGTTTGTAAGTGTTTTTCTTAACTTATCAAGAGGTTGAAGTATCTGTTTTAGTCTAGATGATATAGCCATAAACCCACCTCTGATACTATTAAATGAATCTCTGATTGGTTTTGTTAAGGTCGTTAAAGTTTTAGTGAGTGGTTCAAGAGCAATCGCTGCTCTCAACTTGAATAAATCTAATCTAAATTTTAATTTGTCTAAAGTTTTTTGAACAATACCTGCAGATTTAGTATTAGCATCTTCAGCTGCTGCTGCCATCGTAGCTGTTGTTCCAGAGGCACCTGTAATCGCTGCCTTGAATCGAGCTAGTGATGCGACTGTAGCTGCTCCTAGTGGTGCAATACCTTTATAATCTTCTGGTTCAATCTTTGCGTTATCGTTGAAGTCTTTGAGATGTTCAAAAACTGATGCAACACTTTCAAAGAATAATGTAAGACCTTTGACTGTGTATGTAAGTATGGTTGTGGCAATAGGCATAAGTGCTGCGCCTAATTCAATTAACAGATCAAATACTTTTTTCATTGCATCAAATAAGTCTTTGACTGCTCCTTGAAATACTTTATCTTGTAATGCTTTAACAAATAATAATATACCACCAAGACCAAGTGCCACACCACCTATTAATCCTTTGAGTGTTTTGAATGTCTTAGAAAGTCCATCACCACCTATATTTTTAGCATCAATTGTATCACCTTTATTTTGATCTAATAATGCTTTTCTTTCTTGCTCGTCAGCAATTTGTCTTTGCATAATAATAGCATCTTGTTGCAATGCAACAGATTCAGCAAAATCTTTACCTATGTTTTGTAATCGAAATGCAAGATTCTTATTAACATTAGAAAGACTAATACGATTCTGTTCTGTGCCAGAATCAATTGCTTCTTTATTGTTTTTTAACTGTTCTATTACTCCTGAAAAATCTTGCTTGTTCTCCGCCATATCTTACCTTACTTCTTTTTTCCTGAATATGCTTGTGATCCAAAGAAAGCTGCAACAATACCTGCAACAGCGACAAAGTATGTAGCTGCCATATCTCCTAGTATTTGACTTGCAGTTTCTAATCCTGCTAACACAGAAATAACAACAGCAAAAGGATATAATAATAAGCCTCCTAATGCATACCAAGTCATCTTGCGTTGTGCATCTCTCATGGCATCAGCATCTTCTAACTCTTTTCGTTTAAACTCTAGATACATTTTTTCTTCTTCACTAGATACTTTTCCATCCCCATTGGAATCTGCTGGGTGATAGTTTGTTACTTTTACTTCTTCTTCAGCCATTTTATCTCCTTGCCTGTGCCTCTCTCTGTTTTTTATTTTCTTCTTTTATGTGTTCATTCAACAATGTTAAATAAACTTCTCTTTCATAAGGTATCATGTTTTCAATCTCAGTCAGCGACCAGTGGTGCATTTGTATCATTCTAAAATTCAAATCATAATAAGTTTCTAAATTAATATGAGAGAGGCATATTAAAAAAAACTTTGCATACCTTCGATTACTACTTTACCCTTCTTCTTTGTTTTAGGATGCGTCAAAGTTACAGTATGCGATAACTTTGGCATAGTAGCAAAAAATTGTTGTATTTGTGCGAACTGGTTTTGTGTTAAGTTCTCAACAAATTCAGTCAACTCTTTTTCGTTTAAGTCTCTTGCTTCATATGTTTCTACACCATCAATAATTTGATTAATGCAGTTTGCAGTAAGAGCTACAGCATCTTCAGCTTTAAGATCAGCATAGTTTCTATCTACAAATGTTTTCATTGTAGGATATTGCATTACTACACTAACAGTATCAGTAAGATCAAATTTATTTGTATGATTCTTTCCTACTTCAACTTCGACTTTCATCAAATCTACTTCAGTAGGCACTTTTACTTTCTCATCTCCTGGGAAAGCAAGATTAAGTGTTACTTTCTCTCCTACTGATTTGCCTCTAATTTTCAAGAACATGTATTCAACATCAAAAGAAGGCAGCCTCTCTATATCTACCTTATCAAATGTACATGCTTTTACAACATCATTTAATGCATTAAAAACTTCTTTTTGTTCTCCTTCTTGTGCCTGAAGTAATATCTTTTCTTCACGAACTAAGAAAGGTCTGTATTTCACTATTTCGTCCGTACTAGGGACAGTCAACTCAAATGTTTGAGTATTCAATTTTGGTAAAGCCATAATATCTCCTTATAATTTAAAAAGTAATTGGGGGAAATACTTTTCCTCCAAATACCCGGCCAATAGGAATAGATCGTTTCAACTGATTAATCACTTGACGCCCAGTCCTTCTTAATTCAGGAGGCAACCCGTCTAAGAATCCTCCTCCTGACTTTACGACACCAGAAGATAGTCCGCCCACTTTTCCTGTGCTATCTACTTCTAGGCCGAAGTTTAACCAATCTCTGTAAGCGAATTGTACTTCGATTGCTACAAACTGATTTTGTTGTCCACTATCATATTGTATTTGATTGATAGCTGTTGGAAAACATTCTCTTAATCTTACGCCATAAGTTACACTATCTCTATCATTTAGATCCTCAAATTGACCTAACTGAAAGATGTCTAACGGCGATGTGTATTCATCATAGAAATTAAACATTCCTGTTACATTATCATAAACTATATTTTGCCATGCTTCAAAGAATGTTCTCAATCTTAAAAACTTATCTCCAATAAAAGTAGCAGTAATATCTGAATACTGTACTTGTGTTGGATATTTATATGGGGCACCTGCAATACGATATGGACTTGTGTTGATTGTTCTTCCCGGCATTGTAACACTAGTACACATTAGCGATACACTAGGAGCAATGTCTTTTTCATATGCGAGTGTTTGTCCATATCTTCCTGCAGGTCCTACACCTTGTGCTTCTCCTCCTTCAAAGAAAAGAGGTTCTATTGCTTCTTTTAATTGTCCACCTTTGGGTAATTGTATGTTAACAAGAAAACGAGTATTACGAGCAACACCTTCGAACTTAGATATTGCTGATCTAAAACGATTGATTGTTGTTTCTGGATTTGCTCTTTGTTTCAGTCTTGGATCGCCAGGTATATTATCATATTCTTTACCTCTTGGCAACCCTATTCTGATATCAAAGGGTCCTACTCTTTT